AAACAAATGCGTTGAATTTATAAACGAAAAGAATCCGATTTATACTTCAATTCCAGCAACTGAATCTTTTAAAAACTGGTGCTTTACAAAAGTAAAAAGATACAAAGAAACTTCAGCAAATGTTTATGTATTGATTGACGAAGAAACATTCGTTTGTTTTGATGGTTACACTTCATTTTTGGCTGGCGCAAATCAATTTGACGATTTAGACAATGTTCCGTTATTCAATCCAGAAATAAAGATTTATAAAAAAGAAGGTTCAACTGAATATGTAAATGTTTGGCTTGACGAAAGTCAAGATTGGTATTTTGAAGACGCAACACAAACTTTTATTCAAATTGAAAGTATTGGTTCACTTTATAAAATACCTTATTCAATAAATGGAAAATATAAAATTTTAAAATTTGTTGGAAATCGTTATGATAATATTTTTACTTTTAAAGTTGAATCGATTTGTGAACCAAAATATACACCGATTGTTTGTTCGTTTATTAATAGATTTGGTGGCTGGTCGTTCTTGACTTTTTTCAAAGCACACCAAAAATCAATCGAAGTTAAATCGTCGACATTTAATTTGATGCCCGAATCTTGGAACTATGACACATTTGTTGGCTCAAACAAACAATTCAATTTTAACGGAACAAGAAAAATCGTTTGCAACACTGGCTGGGTTGATGAAAATTATTCTGAATTGATTCAAGACTTACTTGTTTCACAAGTAATTTTGCTTGACGACATTCCAGTTCTTTGCAAATCAACTTCTAGCGAAGAAAAAACGCAATTGAAAGATAAAAATATTAATTACACAATAAATTTTGAATACAATTTCAATCTTTTAAACGACGTGATTTAATGGAAGTAAAACTTTTTATATATCAAGACGCAACAATTTACAATCAAATCGGAATTACTGCCGATAGTACGTTGATTACTGCCGATAGTACGTTGATAACTGCGGACCGAACCTTTGAATTGGTTCCGTCTGTTTCAAGGGTTGCAATTCCTATTGATTTATTTGACGATGAAACTATCAATGTAACGTCAAGCATACAAAATATAAATGACTTGAGTCGTGTGTTTACGGATTATAGTCAGAGTTTTACGATTCCAGCGTCTAAAAAGAACAACGAAACATTTCGTCATTGGTACGAAAACGAAGTTGACAACGGATTCAATCAGTTGATTCGTTATGATGGTTTCATTGAAATTGATACTGAAATTTTTCGTGTTGGAAAATGGCAATTGGAAAGTGCTTCAGTAAAACAAAACAAAATTGAGAATTACAAACTTACTTTTTATGGTGTTTTAACTTCGTTGACTGACAAATTCCGCGAAGACAAATTAAAAGATTTGGAAACGTTAAACGATTATACAATTGAATATTCTGGACCAAACGTTGAAACGAATATTGAAACAACAAACAACGACGATGTTTCATTTCCTTTGATTAGTTCAAGTAAAGTTTGGAAATATGGCGGTGGCGGTTCTACATTATTAAACTGGGACATTTCAAACAACGCAACACCTATGTCATATACTGAATTATTTCCAGCGTTGAAAATCGCAAGAATATTTGATGCAATCGAATCGAAATACAACGTTTCATTTCAAGGTAATTTCTTGACACAATCAAGATTCACCGAAGCGTTTTTGTGGCTAAAAAATAAAGAAACATTTTCATCAACTTCAGCACCAGTTCGTGTTGACATTTCAACAATATCAGTTGACAATGGTGGACAAGTTGTTTTTGACACATTAAATAATACTTATGAAGTTTTTATAGAACCCAACCAAACTTATGGAAGTATTATTTTAGAAATGTCATTGTCAATCAGTTCAAATTGGATAATTAGTATTTTTAAAAACAATCAATTTTTTTACAATCAAACTGGAACCGGATCTTTTTTAAGTCTAAACTTGCCAAATGAAAACGGAACATATTATTTAACAATTCAAACAAGTTCATCGTGTACTTATAATTCAGACATAAATGCATCTTATCAAGAATGGAACGATCCATTTGGTTATTTTGAATGGATAACAAAACAAACAATCGGAACTGGTTCGGGTTCTACAAATTCACAACTTGATTTGACTCAATACGTTCCAGATATGAAGGTATCGGATTTCGTTTCATCGATTTTGAAAATGTTTAATTTGACGGCTTTTTCTGAAAACGAATCAGTTTACACTTTTGAACAACTTGAAAATTGGTATTATCAAGGACAAATCAAAAACTTGACACAATATACAATCACCGATTTGGATTTTGAAAGAATAAAACCATATAAGAAAATCAATTTCGAATATGAAAAATCTGAAAGTTTTATGAATCGTTATTTCTTTGATAATGGTGCAAGGGAATATGGTAATTTGAGTTATACATTTAACACTGACGGAAACGATTATACAATAAAACTTCCATTTGAAAACTTACTATTTAACAAATTCGATGGCATCAATTTACAAGTTGGCTATTCAATAAATAAAACGTTTCAAACGTACATACCAAAACCAATAATTTTGTACAAACTTGGAAACGTTGCAAGTGGTGATTTTAAATTCAATAACGGATCAACAACAAGCACAATTTCAAATTATAATGTTTTCGGACAAGATACAAACTATCAAAATACAAAACAGACTTTGAATTGGGGTATTGAAATAAGTTCGTATTATTTGAACACAATTACAAACACTTTATTTCAAAATTATTATTTCAATTATTTAAGCAATTTATATTCACTAAAATCAAGAATGGTAAAAGTTTCAATGCGACTTCCTTATTCTGAATTATTGTCTTTAAAATTGAACGACCGAATTGTGATTCGTGATAAACGTTATATCATAAATCAATTCACAACAAATTTAAAAACGTTTGAAGTGCAAATGGAATTGATTCAAGATTTCAGAAATATTCTTTTCAATAATTCAGTTGGAAGAACAATTGATTCATCGGCTCAAACTTTAAGATTTGACACAACATCGGCTGAACCTTTGACGTGGACAATTCAACAAGATTTAAACGGACAAATAATTTCAATAAATGATTTTGATTCTTATGTTGAAGTTGAAACAAAAGCAAATTTCACTGGAGTTGATTTGTTTTATAGTATAATATCAAATGAAAATGACATAATCGTAATCACACAAAATGGATAATTTAAAACAATTACTGAAATTGGCACAAGATTTTGAACACAACGAAATCATTTCAAGTGCAAAGGGGAAATATCAATTTCCAAAAACATTTAAAGAAATAATTAAAAAAGCAAAACAATGGCAATTGAAAAGGTAATTGATGTAAAAATACAAAGTGAACAAGCCGAAGGTGCGGTCAAATCTTTAAAGCAACAATTTCGTGAAGCACAAAACGAGGTCAACGAATTAAGTGCTAAATTCGGTGCGACATCACAAGAAGCGGTAAATGCCGCAAAAAAAGCGTCTGAATTAAAAGACGCAATCGGTGATGCCAAATCTTTGACAGACGCATTCAATCCAGACGCAAAATTCAAATCGTTAACGTCTTCATTGTCTGGGGTTGCTGGTGGATTTTCAGCGGTTCAAGGTGCAATGGGACTTGTTGGTGCTCAATCTGAAGACGTTGAAAAAACACTTTTAAAAGTTCAAAGTGCAATGGCATTGTCAACTGGGTTGCAACAACTTGGGGAAAGTGCTGACGCATTCAAACAATTAAAAGCGGTTGCCGTCAATGCTTTCAACGGAATAAAAGCCGCAATCGGCTCGACTGGTATTGGTTTACTTGTCATCGCATTGGGTGCTATTTACACATATTGGGACGACATCAAAGAAGCGGTTTCTGGTGTGTCTGAAGAACAAAAAAGATTGAACGCATTAAGTCAAAAAAATCTTGATTCTGAAAAAGGAAAACTTGACGCAATAGGAAGTCAAGACAATGTTTTGAAATTGCAAGGAAAATCTGAAAAACAGATTTTGCAAATGAAAATTGCACAAACAGACCAAACAATCAAGGCTGGTGAAATCAATATTCAAAATCAAATTGTTTCAAACAAATTAGCACTTGAAGCCGAAAAAAGAAATTACAGATTATTAAAATCTTATCTTGATGCAATTTCAATGCCTTTGAATTTTCTTTACAAAGCGGGTGCAAAAGCGGTCAATGCAATAATTGATTTAATAAACGAAATTCCAGGTGTTGAAATTGAGGCAAAACTTGACGAAAACCTTGTTGAAAAATCCGCTGACTGGTTGGCAAAACTTGCATTCGATCCAAAGAAAACCGAAGAAGACGGAAAGAAACAAGTTGAAGAACAACAAAAATATTTGGCTAAATTAAAAAATGACAAGGCTGGTTTACAATTACAAATAAACGGAATTGACAAAAAAGCATCTGAAGACGCAAACAAAACACAAGAAGAAAAAAACAAAAAAGCGGAAGAAGAAAGACAAAAAGAAAAAGACGAACTTCAAAAACAAAAAGACGCATTAAAATCTATTGAAGAAAAAGCGTCAAAAGAACTTGAAGATTTAAAAGCAAAAACGGACCGCGAAAAATTAGAGTTGCAAAAACAACGTGATTTGGAAGAATTAGACAATATCAAATTGTCTGAAGAAGAAAAAGCAAAAGCACGTTTTGACATTTTAGAAAAATACAGAATCAAAGGCGAAGAACTTGACGCGATTGAAGCGGAAAAGAAAACGACAACAGATATTGAAAAAAAGCAAAAAGAATTAGAAGACCAGACTTTGTCATTTGACGAACGTCGTGCAATTCTTGACGAACAAAATGCAATCATAACTGAAGGCGATTTCAAAACTGAAGAAGATAGAACAAAAGCAAAAGAGGCGAATGCAAAGGCAAGAATGGAAATCGACAAACTTGAAGGAAAAGCGAAAATCGATGCTATGGACGCGGTCGCTTCAACTTTGTCTGGTGCATCTGAATTACTTGGAAAAGAAACTGCGGCTGGTAAAGCGTTGGCGGTTGCAAGTACTACGATTTCGACGATTAGTTCAGCACAAAAAGCGTATGAATCTACAATCGGAATTCCATTTGTTGGACCAGTTCTTGCACCAATAAACGCGGGACTTGCAATTGCTGGTGGTATTATGAACGTTAAAAAGATTTTATCAGTACAAGTTCCAGGTGGGGGCGGTGGTTCGGTTTCAGCGCCTTCAATTTCATCAAGTGCAACGGCTGGTGTTACTTCAGCACCGAATTTTAATGTTGTCGGAAACGCTGGAACAAATCAACTTGCCTCAAGTTTAGGAAACGCAATGCAACAAAATCCGATTCAAGCATACGTTGTTTCTGGTGCGGTTACAACGGCACAATCTTTGGATCGTAACATCATTTCAAACGCATCACTTGGATAAAAGTTTATAACAAATTAACAATTTTTAATTATTATTATATGGAAACATTCGAAGTAATTTTCAACGAAGGTCAAACAGATGGAGTTTTTGGGATTTCTTTAGTAGAAACACCAGCAATCGAATCGAACTTCATTGCATTAAGTAAACAAAAAGAAATTAAATTGTCGACAATAGACAATGACAAAAGGCTTTTACTTGGTGCGGTTTTAGTTCCAGATTTGGAAATTTACAGAAATCAAAACGGACACGAATTTTTTATTAAGTTTTCAAAAGAAACGATTCGCAAATCGATGGAAAACTTTTTCAAAATGTCGTATCAACAAAATTCATCATTGGAACACGACAAAGAAATTGAAGGTGTTACTTTTGTTGAATCTTGGATAAAAGAAGACGATGTTCACGACAAGTCGGTCCAATACGGAATGAATGAACCGATTGGGACTTGGTATGCAACAATGAAAGTTGACAACGATGTCATTTGGAATGATTACGTTAAGACGGGACAAGTAAAAGGATTTTCTATTGATGGAATGTTCGATTTGGAAAAAATCAATTTAACACAAACAAATATGAATTTAACTGAACAAATTACGAATGCAATCAAATCTGGATTTGATGCGGTTTTGAATAAGACTCAAGAAGTCAAAATCGAAATGGCACAAATGAAATTGGTTGATGGTGTTACAATTTTAGAGGCAGAATCTTTTGAACCAGGACAAGCGGTTTTTATCGTTGCAGAAAATGGGGATTTGATTCCAGCGCCAATTGGTGAACACGAACTTGAAGACAACACAATTCTTGTAATTGTTGAAGAAGGAATTATTTCTGAAATCAAAGTGAAAGAAGAAGTTGAAACTGAAGACGAAGTTGTTGTTGAAGAAGAAGTTGAAATGTCTGACGACGCAACTGAAAAATTGACAAACTTAATCAAAGAAATGATGATGCAATTTTCAAAACAAATTGCAACTGAAATTGAAACAATCAAAAATGATTTTTCAAAACAAATCGAAGAAGTTAAACTTTCAAAAGAAGTAAAACCTTCAGTGAAATTCACACCAGAAACAACGCAAGTTGTTGAAGTGAATTTAACAAAAAAACAAAGAATTTTAAAAAACGTTAAAAATTTAAATAACTAAAAATGGCTACAACAACAACAATCACATCAAACTACAATGGAAAAGCGGCTGGTGCAATTATCGGTCAAGCATTCAAAGAAATTGACACAATTTCAAAGAACATTGTAACAATCGCTGAAGACGTAAACTTCAAACTTGCATTAAGACAAATTCAGTACACTAACGGGACGACTGCATATTCTTGTGGATTCACACCAGCGGGTGCAATGGTTTTAAACGAAAACACTTTAGAACCTAAAAAATTCAAAAACGATTTAGACGTTTGTAAGGAAGATTTCCGAGCAACTTGGTCTGACGGAATTATGGGTGCAAACGCATCAAATCCAAACGCACCAGCTGACATAATGGAGGCAATCCAAATGGAAGTTTTAGGTGCTATGGCTGAAAAATTAGAAACTGACATTTGGCAAGGTTCTGACGCAAACGCTGACGAATTTGACGGATTCATCACTTTATGGGACGCAGATGCTGACATCATAAAAGGTGGAAACGGATTGACAAATCCAATTGAGGTTGTATCTGAAAAAAACGTTTTAGATTATTATTTAAAACCAGCATTAAACGCGGTTCCTTACGCATTAAGACGTAAAGAATTAGTTGTTGCGGTTTCACCAGACGTTGCACAAATGTACGCTTTCAAATTAGCAACTGCTGGAGTTACTAACGGATTAGGAAACACAGATTTCGCATTATCAATTGGTCGTTATGCAATCGAGGTTGTAAACGGATTACCAGACAACACAGTTGCGGTTTTCGAAAGAAAAAATCTTGTTTTCGGAACTGGTTTACTTGCTGACTACAACACATTTACTTTAGTAGATGAAGACGAAATCGGTTTATTGACTGGAAAAGTTCGTGGGAAAGTTGTTTATGCGGCTGGAGTTGGATATTACAATCCAAGTGAAATCGTTTGGTTAACTTACGAAGCATAATTCACAAAAATAAAAACCGACATTTGAAAAAG